AGATACCCTCATTTTTGTAGTTAGATTTAAATCTCCAAAATTTAACCCCATCTTCTTCGTTATCTCTATCGATAACTTTAACAATGTAGAATTTACGTGATAAGTAAGACGATGCCAATTTTTTGTCATTTTCATTACCTGTCGAACGAAGTTCTTCGTAAACCTCAGTTAAAGGTGAACGTTCATTGTCATTTTTTCCCGGGTCATAAAATTTTTGGAATTTTCCATCAACTTGAATCTCGTGATACCATACCTCTTTAAATGGTGAAGTACCATCTGTTGTTGGTAAGATTCTTAATCTTCTTTGGCCTTGAGTTTCCTTATCTTGAAGGATTGCCGCGAAGTATTTTTTCATTCTTTCTTCTTGTGTAAATTTTGAGGTAGAAGAAGTACTACCTTGTTTAGCTTTCTCGTATTGAGCTAAAACTGCGTCTAATGAATTTGTCGCCATAGTGTTTAAAATATTTAAAGGTTTATAAAAGTATAAGTGTCAGCCGTGTGTTTGTCAAATTGTTTGTGAAAATAAAACGGACTTTTTTAGTCCGTCTTATCTTATCTTAATTGTTGGAATGATGTTGGTTTTCCTTCATCTCCAAAATTTCTAAATGTTTTCTTAATTTCAATTGGTGAATAATCTTCAACATCGTCTTGAGTTAAAATATATTCATTTTTTCCGGATTTTTCCATATCCTCTTCTTTATCGTCAAAAAATTGACTTAATTTTTGGTTGAATGGTCCCGAATCTAAACTTCTAAGTTCTAATTTTTCTTGGGGAGTTTTTTCTCTATATTTTTCAATCTTCATTTCTAAGTCATTTAACTTAGTCATAATGCCATCCATTTCACCTAATTTATTTTCTAAATTATCTAAATGCTGGAATAAGTTATCAAAATATTCTTCTTGTTTTTGTTCAACTTTTTTCTGAGATTTTACTAAATCGGTAATGTCCATTTCTTCAGTTTTACCTTCAGAGTCTCCTTCACCAACTTTTTCTACATCAGGGTCATTTTCTAAATCAACTGGTTGAGGTCCTGTAGGTGCTGCCGGAGCAGGGGGTGCTAAATTTGGGTCAACAGGTGCCGGAGCTTCTCCCGTTGGGGGTAAAGCGTTTGGGTCTCCCGGAGGTGGAGGTAATGTAGCATCTTGTTCAACAATATAATTATTGATTGAGTTATATCGAGCAATTTCTTCTAAAATTCTATTGTCTATTTTTTTCATCTTATCCGTTTAATAATTGTTTTACACCAGTCGTTGTTTCAACTTGTATTTTTCTATTTTGGTTCATTGTATTATCAACTCTTTCAATTAGACCATCTTTCATTCTAATCGTATAACAATCTCCCGAATCCAAGTCACAAACTTGTTTCGAACCATTACCCATATCTTTTTCAGTTGTACGGGTTTTTTTACCTAAGTAATTTTCTAATATTGTTTTTGTATCCATAATCTTTTTTATATATAAATATCTGTTAGTTAAGAAAAAATTAATTTAACAGGTTGTTCCATTTTTAGAACAAGATTTTCCATCCCAAACAATTTGCATACCGGTATATGGATTAGGGTAACAATTACAACATATATCATCTTTAATGGCATCCCAATCACCAACATCAATTATCTGACGATATGTAAATCCTTCACCAGGACAGTCCAACGGCATAATAACCTTATTACGTACAAATCTTAAATTAGAAAATGCGTTAATTACAACAATAAAAGCGTTTTCATACGAATCACGATTACGAACTAGGTCTATCGCCTCAATAATGTTAGCATTAGTTATGAATGAACCTGTATTGTTTTGATTAGTGTTCATAGTAAAAGTAGCAATTTCAACTAAATTCATTTGACCCGGAAGATATAATTTAGCGGGGTATGGTTGACTTAATATATTACCATTACTAAGAATAACAAAATCACCACTTAAAGACCCGTTACTATTTATTTTTAAATTATTAAAAAAATAAGTGTTTAAAACTAATGAGTCTTCAAGAACACCTTTATCATCACTAGTTGTTTGAGGAACCGCTGTTGGTGCCGGTGGTGTTTGATTAGTGTTATTTCCACTTGATGGATTATATTCTTTGATAGCGGATTCAACAAGACTTTCAATTGTTTTAATATCTGTAGAACTCATTGATGTATAAACAGAATCTGATGTTGGAATAGCTGCATCACCATATATTATTATAAACTTTGCAATATCTGTCGCGGAGATACTTTTAATAGTATCAACTCTATTTTTATATCTAGAAATTAAAAATTCAACATTTTGATTTAAACTATCAAACACAACATACGGTTTATTTGAATCACTACAATAGTATTTTTTTCTTTTAAAAAATTCGTCAACCGATGGTCCCCAATCTTGTAATAAATCCACAGCACTGTAATTATTGAAATTAGATTGTAACATGCGACTTTGAGATGACCTTATATACATTGTTGCAAAAACCGCATATCTCATTTTTTGGTCTCCTGTGGGTGTTTTTGACGCTATTAAATCAACAACTTGTTTATATGTTGCACTAGAACTTACTTTATCTTTATCATCAGTCACCGTAAACTTATCATACTTAGGGTTATCAGGTTTACAATTTTGACTATTACTTACGTTTTTTGCTTCTTTTTTTGTATTTTCATCAACTTTATCACTAGTTTGTTTTTTAACATTATCATTATCGGACTTTTCCTTAAGTACAGTTTTTTCTTTTTCCTGTTTATTTTTATTATTTCTCTCAAGAATTGATTGTAATAAAGTTGTTTTTAGAGATTGGAGATAATTATCTATTTTTGGTAAAGATGTTGTTGCTTGTCTAATACCTGAAAAAGTTGTATCAAAACCACCTGGTCTAATACTATGACTGACTTCCGTTATCATATATGGACCGCTAAACATTGGGACGTGTCTTAAATTAAAATACATAGTTGGTTGTATCATAGCATTACCTAACATACCAACTTGACAACTATAACTTCTATTTTTATATAAATTGTAAAGTGAAATATTTTGGGTAGAACCCCCTTTATTATTTGATTGATTTGCCATTTTATAAATCATCTCCAATGATTCTGCTGTTGATTGTCCCGGGTCTTGAGAAACACTAAATCCTTTAAAAATAGATTGATTTTGAGGTCCAAAATCGATGTTAAAACCAACAACTTTATTATATTTATCCCAATCTTTTTTATTTGTTTGATTTTCAACTAACGGATTATCTTGTCTTCTTAAATCAAAAGCATCATTTCTGAATCTATAATCTACATTATCTTTTAAATCTAACTGCTCACTCGGTTTACCTCCATAAAAACAAACCATTTTTGCCGAAGATTCTCTGTAATCAACACTTAAAAAAGTGCCAAATAAACTGTTAGCAAATTCTGTAGTACCATCAGGTCTTGGCACAGGGTTTTTGATTGCATCTTGAACATTATAAAAATTAACATATGACGGTATATTCATAATTACAAAATGATTATCAATCAAAATTGTTCTGACATATGTTAACATTGTTTGAGTAACGTTAATTTTATCTAAATCATTAAATATTTTTTCAATATCAACTAAAATAATATTACCAACATCTCTACTGGCTCTGTCTAATAATAAAACATCTTCAAATAAAGTTTTTGATTTAAAATCAATTCCTGATATCCATTTATCATTTGTTGCCTTAAAAGATTCCCATAATTCAAGTTTGCTTTGTTTACTCTCTAAAACAGTTTCAATTTTTGGTTGTGGTGAAAAATTAACATCAGGTAATAATTTTTGTAATTTAATTACAGTGTTTTTAATAATTGCACTATTAAAGGAATCTAAACCATCTAAATAACCATTCATCAAATTGACAAATTTGTCATAATTTAAAGTGTTGTCTTTTAATTTTTGAGTAGCATATATTTTAATAATTGGTGCTAATTTTTCTATGTTATACACATCGAAAGCAATATTACAATCCACAAAAAAGTCCGTAATAAATGACCCATTATCTGAATAAGTTAATCCGGATATTTCAGAAAAACCAACGTATGTTTCTAACGCTACCCACTCATCTGGTTTTAAAAATATAGATACATTTAATGATGGTGAATTAGGGTCGGTAGTAGGTAATGAATTTGGTGTATTATAATTATAATAATCCCAAGTTATTGGTGTTTCTATTTTATGATTATTTGAAAATGTATAAAATAATTGTTTATTAAATGATGACGGGTTCCCAATTTTAAAATACACATCATAATTTAAAAAATTAGTTATTAAATTAGACATACTGACTAATTGTTTACTTTGAATCTCATTCACAGATGGTTGTTCTATATCTGTGTTTGGGATTTTCATCATAATTCTCATTAATGATTGGAAATTTTTAAATGTTTTTTCTGTTTCTGTTTCATTTAAATTTTCCGTATCGTCGTAGTCATAAATTGAATCAGAAAACTTTAAAAATTTTTTTTCAAACTCATCTAACTCATTTTTGTCAAAAACAGA